ATATACTTTTTAAAAAAGTATGGCAAAAATATACTTTTTAAAAAAGTATGGCAAAAATATACTTTTTAAAAAAGTATGGCAAAAATATACTTTTTAAAAAAGTATTTTATAGTAAGCTTTTCATTAAGTTTATTTCATCTTGCTGGCTTGCTAATATCTGTGTGGCTAACTTATACACAGGTGAATTAGTATGAAACTTATTATTTTTAAGTAATTGTGTGGTGGTTGTAATAGCCGCGGAGTGATGAGGAATCATTTCTCGCAACCAATCTTTTGGTTTGATGAACATTTGTTTCCGCATTATATATAAAAACACCACACTAAGCCCAATACCCACTATAAATATGCGTTTTTTCAAATATCCATATGTTAAATAATGGACAATTTGGTGGGCACCCATCATTGTAGATGCCATGTATAAAGAGGAAATAATCAATGACTTAGAGAGATAAATGTCTTGAATGGAATTGACCATCATATTCATTGAATCTACATATAATGAAATCATAAACATAACAAAAAATAACATGATTACTTCTTTGAAATGGATCATAATTTCAATATATATACCTTTTAGAAAAAAAGTATAAGTGTACAAAAACATTTTTTATTTTACACCTTCGTAATTTTCAAGTGTGTAGAAACTGTTACATATATTCAATAGAGTAACTTAGATTGCCGGTGTGTTTGATATTATTTAGATATGTTTCTAGCTCAATTTTTGATTCGTGTTCTATTGCAATCCAATTGGAACCACATTTTACGTCTGTTTTGTCATCACACCTAAATAATGTACATTCACCACAACACCATGTGTCAAAAGGTGAATCCAATAAATTGTTCTGGTCGCCCCGGTCAAAATGTTCTTCTTGTTTCTCGGCACGCATTGCCGTATAGGCATTTTCTACAGCTACACTCACTTCCGCCAACGTGCCTGTGAGGATACGATAGGTGTCTTTATAAAAGATATTAGGTCGCTTAAAAATGATATAAACAGTTGGCTCTTGCCCCCTAGCAGTTCGCAGTGCGGCATTGGCAAATGCAATTTTGATAATTGGATGTTCCATTCTTATATGTTGTTATTATTAATAATTCATATCATTCATATCAATTTTAGTATAGTATCCTTACGTATCCTTACGTATCCTTACGTATCCTTACGTATCCTTACATAAATTTACTTAAATGTATAATGATAATACGTGTAACTATAACTATATGAACATTGCAATACCTACCGAACAATTCAATATACATAATGTATTTTTTCAAGAGGCGATAAAAAATACTATCATGGCTGATAGTAATTTTTTCAGGATTATTTATTCGGATTCACTAATAATGTTAAATGGAATTTGCGTGGAGTTTACGTTACCCATTATTTATGTAGACAAATCTTTTAATAAACTCAAATGTATTTTTGATAAACAGTTGAACCACACGCTAATACTTTCCGTGTGTAAAATGGAATACGATATTCTTACGAAATGTAGTGCGCTAAATACAAATAAAATTCCAATATATCGTATAAGCGACCAACTGCGTAATGGGTTGATTAAAGTAATACATTTATCTGCAAGTAATACGTCAAATAGTGCAAACAAACATAAAATTTTCATTATTAAAATTTCCGGTATTTGGTCTAATGAATATGAGTATGGGTTAACGTACAAGTTTTCCCAATGTGGTGATAGTATATAGAATAATGTTGTAATTAAATTCTCTTACCCATCTGTCGTAAAAAATTTTAAAATAATATTCATCATCCCAATATAAATGACATTAATAAACGTGATTGCATACACTACATAGCCCATTGTTTTACTTTTGGAGGGATTCTCGGAGGTTTGCTCCCGGAGAAACATAAAGAGGACAATTAACTGAATAATTAAAAGTATTGTGGTAATCATAGAGAATTGATTATACTCATCTGATAATTTACCTTGATTGATACGCTTGTAATAGGTAACATTAAGACTTATTAACCACGCCAGCACTAATAAGGTTATCATTGTCGGGAGTGACTCCGAAAATAATATTTTTATAAAACCAAACAAATTTTTTTCTAAGTTGACCATGTTTGATGCTAAAGCAAATGAGAGAAACATAATAGAAAATATAGACAAACTAACAACACTATAACCCCAAATAGAGGCATTAGCGGGTCCAGTTGTGCCATCAGGAGAAGTATTGCTTTGAAAAAATAATTTGATGATAATCCCCACAATGGAAAACGCCATAAAATTATTTACCAGATATTCATTGGTTGTAGATGGCATTTATAAAAAGCAGAGAATAAAATATACATTTCAAGAAGGTTTAGACATTATATAAAAATAAACAAACTAATTATAGATAAAACTATTTAAAAAATATATATTTATTATATACGTGGGTTCCCCCACATAATGTGTACCATTCAACGCTAAATTAGCTCAGTGGTAGAGCGTTGGTCTTATGAGCAGACACATACGTGACACTAAACAGCAGTTAGCCAACGGCCATGGGTTCGAACCCCATATTTAGCAGTGAAAATACACTTTATTCTTTTTTGAATAAATTGTATTTTATTATTACATTTTTGGTAAAAGTGACAAAAACACAATCCATACCAAGCTAAACTTAAAAAGGCATATTCATTTTACATTAGTATGGTGTGTTATTCTTGACTTTTTTTTTTGAAAAGAGTTATATATATATGGCTTTCAATAGCGATTTTAATACTAATAATTCCTATAATGTCAATAATCCAAAACCTTTAATTAATCGCGAGCAGAATTATGTGATTGACCGGAAGCTCGTGTCTGTGCACTCAGAGGATCGTGATATAACAAAATACCCCAACCCCAACCAATTTTCCATTACTTTACCCCAGCCCTTATTGAATGTCCAATCATTGCGATTAGTCCAATCCACTTTTCCATTAAATTATTATGTCTTTAGCACAAGATATGAGAATACGCGGTTTCGTTTTACTTACCCATTGAACGGCACGTCTTATTGTGTGACCATTCAGGAAGGCACCTATACCCCATGTCAACTTACCACTGAATTACAAAATTTGATGAATTCCTTGGTACCGGATAATTCTTTTGTGGTCTACTATGATCCTGTTGGAAATCAAATATGGTTTGGTAACACTACCGATTCTTTTTCTTTAGATTTTGACTGTAAAATGGAGTATCCAGAGTCCGTGTGTAATACCTCCACCATTTGGTTTCAATATGCGTATTGGGGGTTGCCATATCATTTAGGCTATAATAAGTTTCAATATACAGCGACCAATAATTCTACTTTAATACCAAAATTTAATTATTTGCAACCTACGACACCTGGAGGAACTCCTATCCTCTATGCAGTGATTCCTGAATTGGAACGCACAATAGATATTGACGGAGAGAAAGATATTTATATGGAGGTGGACAAATATAATTCGTATGATGAAATCTATGCCTTTACACAAAGCAACCGTTCCAGTTATAGTAATAACGCATATACTGGGAAAGTCAACTCTGCTTTTGCCAAAATTCCATTGGACCCATCCACCGTGCAAAACTCACGTAATTTATTGTTAGTCAATTTTGTGCAATATGAGCCACCGATTGAGCGGATTGCAAAGTTGGATTTCACGTTTAGGTTTCACGATGGTCGTCTAGTAGACTTTCGGGGGCTAGAATTTAATTTTACACTAGAATTTAACTCGCTCCGGCCAGAAATTTTACGCAATAAGAATATCCGCACTCCAGCGATGATTTCTCTCTAATCATAACATTTTCCTAAGAGGTTGTGGGTTGATTTATATCATATGTCTTCTTCAACCATGCGTGGAGTATGTCTATGTCACACGTCCGGTAATTTTCTTTAAATCCAGTCAATTTCAAGAATTTCGGTTTCTTCATTTTCTTATTCTTGTGGAAAATATAATCGGCCAAATTGCCTTTGCCTTTCCGAATAGAAGTTTCTTTGTTGATGACGCGGATGACTCCACCTTCGCCATTTTCTAAATCATAAAGGGTTTCTATCACATCATCCATTGTGAGTGCGGTTGCTTCTGCTAATGTTATTTTCAGCGCCTTTTTTTCTGTCCCCCATTCTAGATACCAGCCAAATTTTCCCGACCGAAGTACGACCTCTTTTTCTCCATAAACCCCTAGGGCACGTCCCTTTTTATCATCCGAACACGCAGCCAATACGACGTCGGTTAAGGCATACGCCCCCGTCCGCAGTTTCTCTAAATCCAGGTCGGGATTGACGGGTTTAAACGTGACGTTTTTCTCTGCATCAGTGCATTTCAAGACTGGTCCGTATTTCCCCATCATATAACTGTGCTCATTATCTATACGGATGTGTTCTTTGCCTTTATTCGTCTCGGCAATCTTCCGAATTTCCCCGTCTAAATCAGTTACACACTCTTTACACAAATCTACCCACCCCTTTCGCCCGTGGGCGATATTATCTAGCTGCTCTTCCATTGTTTTCGTGTAAGTATATTCAAAGAGCGGCTGAAAATGGACTAAGAGATATTCCAACACCATAATTCCTAACGGTTTAATTACCAATTTGTTTTTCTCATTCCCAAACTCCCGTTCGCCGCGGACTTGGACGATATTCCCTCCGGCTGTGAGTTCGTAATCTAAGCAGTGTATACAAATACCTTTGACGTTTTCTTTCTTGACATATCCTCTCTCTTGAATCTTCTCAATTAAAGAGGCATATGTAGATGGCCGACCAATCCCTTCTTCTTCTAAGAGCTGGACTAGCTTGGCTTCTGTATAATGGGATTTCATTTCTTTCATGCTGACCTTGGCAGTGATTTTTTTAAACTTCACAATACTATCAAGTTTCAATGTTTGTAGGTATACAAATTCTTTACTAATAGCTTCACAACCATTGACAATCCGCCAGCCTGGAAACAACACTTGTTCAGTGGAGAATTTATAGATATGACCGAAGGGGGCGGTAATTGTGGCTGTTAGGCCTTTGTATAGGGCCGGTGTCATTAAACTTTCCAAAGTGTTACTCCAAATCAATTTGTACATTTTACATTCTTTTTGTGTGAAGAGTTTCTCATCCAACGCCTTTACAGCCGACAGGGTGGGCCGGATTGCTTCATGGGCTTCTTGTGCTAGATTTGATTTATTATTTTTGTTATCTCTCGTTTTTTCTTTTATATTCGGTTGTAGACCAGGACCTGCATATTCAGCGCCCCATTCTCCTTGTATGTAGCTAAGTGCACTCTGTATAAATTCGGGGGAGTAAAACGTACTATCAGTTCGCATATACGTAATATGACCTTCTTCATATAATTTTTGACAGATTTTCATCGTTTCTTTTGGAGTGGTATGTAAATTCGTGCTCGCCACTTGTTGCAACCGACTGGTGGTAAACGGCTGAGGTGGGGGCTTCTTACTATCACGTAATTCCCCGCATTTATACAGGTGTTCATATAACAAACTAGCTTTTATAAAAGCGTCTACACTTGTGTCAGAGTTTACAGTATTCATAACAATATCCGGAAAATTATGATTTAATACAAAAGGAATATTTTGTGACGTGAAATACCCTGTAGTATTATATTCTTTACTCCCTGGGGATGCTTCAATTGCTTTATGATTATCATAAATTAAACGTAATGCTGGTGTTTGACACCGCCCCGCGGATGTGCCTTCTTTTACATTTTTCCACAATATTGGGGATAATTTATAACCAACTAGCATATCTATAATTTGCCTGGTCAGTTGTGCTTCTACTAAGGCCATATTGAGATATCCATAGTTTTGAACGGCGTGCTTTAGGGCGGATTCGGTGACTTCGTGAAACACGATGCGTTTTGTTGTCTTTATGGGTAACCCAAAATGGACGCAAAGGTGCCAGGCAATCGCTTCGCCCTCGCGGTCATCATCTGTAGCCAGAAATACTTCTTTAGCATCTTTCACAGCTTTTCTAATTTTATTGACTTGAGATTGCTTGCTTTCACTAATAATAAATGTCGTTGCGAAGTTATTATGAATGTTGATGGATTGTAAACCGTTTAATTCACGAAAATGTCCATAACTAGCGATACATTTATTACCAGGTCCCAAATACTGTTCTATTTTGGGACATTTAGCGGGTGATTCTACTATAAACAGATTATAAGTCATTTAGATGTGTATATTATTATGTATATACATCTAAATCGTTTCAATTTAATAGTTTATTTTTTATCTATTGTATTTGCAACGATTTATATTCTTTCCACGAGACGTTTTTCGCCACTACCGTTGGGACACTTTCCATTTTTTCACCTGTTTTCTTGTCAATTCGTTCGGCTTTAAGCAGTGCGCTATCAATATACATGGCTTTAAGGATTTTCCCCACTTCAAAAGCCCCAGTATGTTGATCAATTTGGCCATCTTCAATACTCTTTAGAATTTCTATTAAACTCTTGAGAATATTTAAATTCATTTCATTCTTTTTCACCTTGTTAAAAATATCTGTATAATTATTGAACAAAAAACTACATTGGGCGACGCACATATCATCAAATTTATCTTTATTGGTTTCACCCAAAGTGTGTTCATATTTAGATTTTAGTTCTAATAAACGTGTCACATCTGCGTAAATTTTCCCACTATGTTTTTTCTCTCTAATTTCGTCCGTGCAATCACTGACATTATTTGCATTTATCATTTTTTGCAAATGGATACGTTCGCTATTGTTCATATTTATATAAGTATATATATTTTTCTCTTTATATTTTATATAATATAAATGAAGTTTCATAGAGAGAGTCAACGTCGCAAGAGTAAGAGTCAACGTAGTAAGCGTAAGAGTCAACGTAGTAAGAGTCAACATAGTAAGAGTCAACGTAGTAAGCATAATTCATATAAAGGAGGTAACATTTCATTAGCTTCCCAGCCATTTAATTCTCTTGGGTTTGGAAATGGCGCTAGTTCACCGAGAGAAGCGGCATTATTGCACGAGCAAAACAGCAATGACCAACAACAACAATTAAACAAAATGAGCGGGGGCAAACGTAGTAGGGGCAAACGTAGTAGGGGCAAACGTAGTAGGGGCAAACGTAGTAGGGGCAAACGTAGTAGGGGCAAACGTAGTAGGAAACAACGAGGAGGAAACATAGAAGTACCTAGCTTTCCTCCAATTGGAGGAATTAATCAAGCATATTCTGCCACTAATTTAAGTATTGGGGGAAATACAAATATAGTAGACGCTCTAAATCAGGCACAATGGGATTGTCACGCTAAAGATAATTGTGAAACAACGACAGGGGGCACTAAACGTACAAAGCGCCGAAAACTATAAATAAATAAATACAAATTAAAGTAAAAATACTATATAGTATATATAGTATGGAATATAATACCTTTACAAATGAAA